TACCATTGGATTTAAGGTGCCTGATGAATACCTTACCAAGTTTGAAGATGCTTATCAAAAGGCATTGGAATGGGGTAAGAACAAGATGGCTGGCAAACGATTCTCTGCTGAACTCCCTAAGTGGGACGAGGAAGGGCTTATCAAGGTTAGCTACGGTGGTGATAGCTCCACTCCTATGTTCCCTTGGGTGGATACAGACGGAGTTCCTATTGACCTTGACACACAGATCTGGAAAGGTACTGTTGTTAAACTAATTGTGGATCTTAAGCCTTATGTCTTTGGTCCAAAGGTTGGTTGTTCCGTTAAGGTACGAGGTGCTCAGGTTCTCAAGCTGGTTAGCGGGGGAGGTTCTGATAGCGGTGGCCTTGATGAGAATGGCGTGGCTGCGTTGTTCGGTAAGACAGATGGCTTTAAGGGTGGTAGCCCCAGCTTTGAACCGTCTGAAGATCCTGGTGTTGGGCCCGTAGGCTACGATGCTGATGACGTACCCTTCTAATGCCAACATACCGTAGCCGCCTTGAAGAAAAGCTGGCACGGTGGTTTGAACTGAATGGGTATCAGTTTGAATATGAAACTCTAAAGCTTAACTACACACTATCTGCTGTATACACACCAGATTTTATCTTACCCAATGGGGTTATCTTGGAAGCCAAGGGTTACTTCAAACCAGAAGATCGAAGGAAGATGTTAGCCGTTAAAAAGCAACACCCAACTCTTGATATTCGACTTGTCTTCCAGGCTCCATACAACACGCTTACAAAAACCAGTAAGACTACCTACGCTAAGTGGGCAGATAAGAATGGCTTTTTGTGGGCAGCATCACACGACATTCCCCTTGACTGGTTCAATGATCTCAACTGCGACATCAAGTAAAGAAGAAATTCTTAAGCGACTTGGTGAACATTTTGCTGAAACCCTTTTTGAGTGTTTGGATTATGTTCATACAAAGGACATTGCCCCTGATGACATTGCCAAGTTAATTATTGATGAGCTTGAAGATTGGATGGCTTATCATGCTTCAATGACCAACGCTGCTGATTCGGTTCGTAATGCACTCAGAGAGCGAGTTTCTTAATCACGAACCATGTCCTAGTTGTGGTAGTAGTGATGCCCTTGCTCGTTATACTGACGGACACGGGCATTGCTTTTCCTGCCTTTACTATGAACATGGGGACGACACACCAACCACGATCACCAAAACCCACACCACTCTCATGGACTTTACTGGGGACTTTGTTCCTCTCAAGGGTAGAAATCTCAGGGAAGAAACCTTAAAGAAGTTCAACGTTCGGTATGATCACGACACCAAGACTATCAGATTCCCTTACTATTCACAAGCCGGACAACTAGTTGGCTTTAAGAGTAGGGACACCGACAAGGACTTTAGGTGGACGGGTAAGAACGAAGACCATGCCTTGTTTGGTCAACAACTATGGGGACGGGGTAAGGAGATTGTCATCACCGAAGGCGAGTTAGATTGCCTTAGTGTGTATCAAATCCGCCCGACCTGGCCGGTTGTTAGCCTTCCAAATGGTGCTGCTGGTGCCAAGAAAGCTCTCCAACACCAGTTGAAATGGTTGATGGGGTTTGAATCAATCATCCTCTTCTTTGATTCAGATGAGCCAGGACAACAAGCAGCACAAGACTGTGCTAGTTTGTTTCCACATGATAAACTGTTCATTGCTCGGCTTGATTCATATAAAGATGCCAACGAGGCATTAATTGCAAAAGACTATGAGGCCATCACATCGACAGTCCTATGGAACAAGAAACCCTATTCCCCAAAGACTGTCATCGACGGACGAGACCTATTCTCTCTCGCAACTCGGCCACTTCATGGTAGGGATGCTGATTGGCCCTTTACTGCTCTTGACCGTATCACTAGTGGTCTTAGGAAAGGGGAATTGGTCACCGTTACCTCAGGTTCCGGCGTCGGTAAAAGTACCTTCTGCGGTGAAATAGCCCAGGCTCTTGTTGATCAAGGTGAGAAGGTAGGATACATTGCCCTTGAGGAAAGCCTTCAACGGACTGCCCTTAGGTTGATGTCAATCAAAGCTAACAAACCCCTTCATCTAAACAATGAATTACCTGAGAAGGATCTTAAAGATGCCTTTGATGCTAGTCTTGGTACTGGTCAGGTATACCTGCGTGATGGGTTTGGTAGTGTTGACCCCGACAGTATCCTCAGTGACTGCCGGTTCATGGCACTTGCCAAGGAAGTAGGGTGGATCATTCTCGATCACCTTTCTATTCTTATGTCGGGTAATGAATCACATGATGAACGTAAGCTCATTGATGTAACCATGACCAAGCTCCGTTCCTTTGTGGAGGAAACTGGTATTGGAATGCTGCTGATCAGCCACCTGAAGCGCCCACAAGGCGACAAGGGGCACGAGGATGGTCAACAGGTCAGCCTTGGGCAGCTACGGGGCAGCCACAGCATCGTGCAACTTTCTGACATGGTGATCGCCCTTGAGCGTAACCTCTCTGCTGGAGACAACATGGCTAACATCCGTGTCCTGAAGAACCGTTTCAATGGGCAAACAGGACAGGCAGGAACCATCACATTCAATGGATCTACTGGTAGAATGACTGAAGACCTCACCACAGCCTTTAAACCCCCTACTGAAATTGATGATTACTTTCCCTTCTGATGATGAGGTTTGTATTACTTGTGGATGGAACAAATTCATTTACAGTGAGATGATGCCTAGTGGCTGGTTCTGCGAAGAATGCGGCACACCATCTGCTAAGACACAAGAACTTCTCGACCGGGAAGAACCCGGCAATTGGTCCTAATGAGACTACTATTCGACATAGAAACCAACGGTCTACCCCGTCAGGGGTTAGATCACATTCATTGTGTTGTTGTCAAGGACATCGACACTGAGGAAGTGTTTCGTTTTAATGACACTGGAAACTCTGACTCAATCACTAATGCTATTACCTTTCTCCAAGAGGCTGATGTTCTTATCGGCCATAACATTGTTGGCTTTGACATACCGGTTATCCAAGGCATCTACCCCTTCTTCAACCCCAAAGCCACCCTATTCGATACTCTGATCCTTAGCCGGATGTTCTTTCCGGATATACTACATCGGGACTTCCGCAAAAAGCCCATTGGAATGCCCGCAAAACTATACGGTAGACATTCCCTAGAGTCCTGGGGTTACCGTCTTGGTGACTACAAAGGTGAGTTTGCCAAGCATACGGATTGGGTATCGTGGTCCCAGGAAATGGAGGATTATTGTGAGCAGGATGTTCACGTTGTCGGGTCACTGTTTAAGTTGTTTGAGAGCAAGGGGATTGGTGACTACCAAGATTCTATCCGCCTTGAGCATGACCTAGCCACGATCATGGCTAAGCAGGAGGTATCAGGTTGGCCCTTTGATGTTGTTGCTGCCCAGAAACTAGAAGCCACTCTCCGAACAGAGATGGATAAACTAGCGGATCAAATGCGGGAAGCCTTTCCTTATGTTGACGGTGGGGAAATGACGCCCAAGCGTCCTAACTCTACCCGTGGCTACATCAAAGACGCACCCTTCACCAAACTCAAGGAGTTTAACCCTACCTCGCGTGATCACATCGGCTGGGCCTTTATGACCTGGCGGGGGTGGAAACCTGAGACGTTTACCGACACCGGTAGACCAAAGATTGACGAGGGTATCCTTATGGGTATTGATACGGATGAAGCTAAGATCTTTGCCCGTCTCCTTGAACTACAAAAGGCTCTTGGTCAACTATCAGATGGTGCTAATGCTTGGCTAAAGACTGTTACCAAGGAAGGACGTATCCATCACGTTTGTCAACTCGCAACCAACACAGGTCGTAATGCACATTCACGTCCCAACCTTGGGCAAACGAGCAGTGACCCACGCTGCCGTAAGTTGTTTCTACCGGGTAAAGGCATGTGTCAAGTGGGTGCGGATGCTTCTGGTTTGGAGCTTCGTATGCTTGGTCATTATCTTGCTCATTTCGATGGAGGGTCTTTTGCTGATGTTGTTGTCAATGGGGACATTCATCAACAAAATGCTGATCGAGTTGGCTGCTCACGCAAGGATGTTAAGACCTT